ATGGCAAAAGTTAAGTTTTCTAGAGATCAAAAAAGAAAGAAGAAGCTCGAAAAAAAACGTAAAAAAGAGAATGTGGCAGTTAAGCTTCCATCTGGCGTGAGGAGTATTTCGAAACGTCAATTTGATGCTTTTTGTTTTTCACGACATCCGATGGTGCGAAGTATGGCAGATGAAAAACAGTGGTTTATTGCCTACGATAAAAAAATTCTAGCAATCGTTTTCAGAGATGCTATCGATAATGATTATGGCTTTGTCATTATGGGGCGAGATGCTAGAAAAATATTTAGGGCTCTAGAGGTAGCTAAGACATTTAAGCCTAATGAATTACAGGCTAGAAATGATTTAATTAAAGCAATAAAAAAATACAAAAATGATGGTCAATCCATTTATCCCCAAGGAGATGAAACTAAGTTAACCAATGAACTTTTCGAGCCTTTAGTTGAGCGTGAAAAGTTGAATCCTATTTACATAGCTTTAGCAGAAGAACCTAGGATGGAAGCTGCTAGAAACTTTATTAAAGAGATTGTGTACTCTTTCGATGACCCTGATGGTCATTATATAAAAGAATTTCAAACACACGGCTTTGATGCTCGTCTCTGGGAGTTGTATTTATATATCTATTTCCATGATAAATTCATTCAAATTAAAGGGAATGCTGCACCAGACTTCCACATTAGTAATGGTGTGAAAGAATATTTAGTCGAAGCTGTAACAGTGAATCCGAGTGAAAATGAAGCACGTCCAGATGAAGAGGCGCCAGAAGATCTTCAAAAATTACGAGAGCTTCTCAACGGATATATGCCAATTAAGTTTGGTAGTCCTCTATATTCTAAGCTCAAGAAAAAATATTGGGAAAAACCTCATGTCCAAGGTAAACCATTAGTCTTTGCAATACATGACTTTCATAGTTCAGGTTCAATGACTTGGTCTAGAACTGCCCTAATGGAGTATCTATACGGCTTTAGAGCATCTGTGGTAGATGGGAAATCACAAATTACTCGCATTGAAACTCACGAATGGAAAGACAAATCAATTCCTTCTGGCTTTTTCAATCAGCCAGATTCTGAAAATGTTAGTGCTGTTTTATTTAGTAATGCGGCAACTATCACAAAGTTTAATCGTATGGGTAAGCTTGCGGGGATGGGGGGTGACGGTGTTAAAATCTTAAGGGTTGGAACTCGCTTTAATCCTGATCCAGAGGCACTTGTGGGTATACCTTTTAATGAAGATGTTGATTCGCCTGATTACATAGAATCATGGTCAGAAAGCTTGGTTATGTATCATAACCCTAATGCTTTGTATCCTGTTGATATTAATGATTTTCCAGATATTTCACATATTTTAAAGTGTGATGGAAAAGGGGAGGAGGGTTTCTTTCAACCATACGATGTTTTGAATTCAACTTCGTTCGTTATTTCGACAGACGAACCAATTCCGGAGTTAGAAAAAATATAATTAATAAGATAGGTGTCGTGTAGCCGACACCTATCTGACAACAACGATCTATTTATTTTAGTTAGCTCAGATTTGCTTCAAAACTGTTTAAGTCAAATTCTCATTCATATCGTATTAACGTAATTTTTGATTAGTTTTATTTATAGTTAGTCAGACTTATTTAATACATTTATTACTTTCTTCATTTTCAATAAACACTTTGAAACAAAATAATGCACTTAAATTCACCGTACCTATGAGTGAAATGGAATATGATAGATGATATTTATGGATATCTATAAAAGAAGTTGTTAGTTTCTCGCACATTATATATGTGTTTTTGTATCTTATACATTGCTTTGCTTAATAAAATAAGGTGTATTTATGATCTTTACGAATAATGGACAGCCATTATCTAATGGGGAGGCTGTTTGTGATGCTCTAGAGGAATTTCTCAAGATAAACAAAGAAAGGTTTGAGCATTCTCTCATCCCCAATCTTTCTCATATTGACCATCGTGCTGAAAATATAAATGGAATTGATATTGGTGATGTTACGTACCAAGGTAATGGAGAATACCAGTTAGATTATTCTTATGATTGGTCTGTATATCGTGGTTGCTCAGATATGGATCAATACGATGAATGTGAAGAGTCTGTGGTGTTTACAATAGATGAAAATGGTTACATTGAGTTCGATACATCGCATTTTGAACAGCGTGACACAATCGAAGAGTTTTAATACTTACAAAGTTTTAAAACGGATTTTCAACATATGGTATGTTTCATTCCATCATAGAGTTTATGTGTTTATGGTGTAATGATTTAGGCTAAGTGGTAGCGTTATACTAGTTTTTGTAAATAAGGAGTTATATGCAATTTCCAGATGAATTTCAGGATGCACATACTGTGTGTATGTATATACACAATGTTATGGTTGAGTTTTTACGGTCTGGGGAAAAAGATGATGCATTTAATCATAAATTCTTATTTAAAGAATCTGAAATTGATTCGCTAGAAAAAAATAATGATATAAATATTCTTGATTGGCTAGAGAAAAATGAAAAGTTTGTGGAACGCAACTTGGTTATTAGAACGACTGTTTTACCCGCGGTTCTTTCTGACATGTTGCATTGTATTTATGAGAGTTTAACCGCAGCTAAAAAAGGGAAAATGTCGGTAGCTTTTATGCTATTAAGAAAACCAATCCAAGAAAGTCTCTATCTTTTGGAAGCAATGGCAATAGATGAGATTGGTTTTGTACAGAAGCTTTCTGAAGATCCTATGTTCTTACGACCCAAAAATGGTGGTGGTCCAGTTGGTCATACTAAACGTATTAAAAATGTATTAAAGATTATTGGATTAGAAAATGTAATGAGTCCGAAATATTTAGCTGAACTACGTTATGATAAATCAAGTTTTGATAGTTTTGATAGAGTGTGTAACCAAGCGACTCACTTGTTTACTGAGCATAAAGCAATTAAAACAGAATTACTTAATATTAATTTTGTATTTTCTGGCTCAAATCAAATCTATACTCAGCAGTGTTATTTGTATACACGCCTCCCATACATTCTTTATTACAGTTATTTTTTATTTGAGTATATTGCATCAAAAGTAAGTCCAAGTACGCCAGAGTATATTTCGAACATAAATCGACGAATTGTTGCTTATTACCTAATGGCTCATTTGCATGTAGAAGACGCTTTTCTTACCGAGGATATGGAACACTTAGCTCTAGTGTTTTGTAAAGTGTTAAACATTAAAGTTTCTGATTCAACTGATATTACTGAATTATTTCATAAACTCATGAGAATCGCTGAAACGGGTGAGTTAAGCGTGAAGAAAAAGGCTAACTAAATAATGCCTCAAATCTTAGTAAAAATATTTATTCATATCTTATTAACGTGATTTTGGATTAGTTTTATTTACTAATTGATTAAATACATTCCTTACTTTCTACTTTCTTTAAAAATATTTTAGGGTGAAGTTCTATTTATGTCATAAATTAATTATGGGGTTTCAGGTGCATTTGTGGCGTGAAAGTAAGGGTTTTATTGATATTTTGTTATGGGTTGAGTGGTAAAATGGGAAATAAGGAAGTAATTATTGAAGAAATCACATCACAACTTACAGGGTATGTATTTAGTGATGATGTGACTGTTACTTGGGTATTGCGAGCACATTTAGCGGTAGAGTCTTCTATTGATGAAATGCTTCATGAGTTAGTGCCTAGGGGAAAGAAGTTAACATCGGGAGGTCGGTTTTCTTTTAATCATAAGCTAGAGTTTTGCCACGCTATGGATCTAATCAATGATCGAATGTATGCAATATTGAAAGCTCTGAATAACTTAAGAAATAACTGTGCTCATAATTTATTGGATACAATTCATTTTTCTGACTTATCTAAACTTAATGATGCATTAGGTAAGGATGTTATTTCTGCAGGGATGGAAACTTCAAATACAGCACTTGAAAATGAGATGAATTCAATACAATTACAAAAGTTCTTAATTTATATTCTCTCTAATTGTGTGGCTCAGATGTCAACATGGGTAGCGCTTTCTCGTGAACATCAAAATTATATATAATAAACAAGGATATGTGTCGTGCAGCTGACACCTGAACAAAGTATTGGATAACTCCAAGCCCCTTATTATAAGTAAATATTAGAAATATCATGGAGGGTGATGCTGAAAGAAGCCAAACATTACCTTTATTTTTCCTAATACCTACCAGTCTATATACAGCAAGTTTATGCCTCAAAAAAGATTTAGTAAGCAATCCTATATCTCAATCCCGACTAACGGATTTTTACTTACTGCATCTTCTAAATGCGTTGGTGATAAGTGAGCATAAACCATTGTTTGATTAACACTTGCGTGGCCTAATATTTGGCGGAGAACTAATAGGTTCCCGCCATTCATCATAAAATGGCTGGCAAAAGTGTGCCTAAGAACATGGGTGGCTTGGCCGCGGGGAAGATGTGGAAATAGTTTTTTAATCATTGCAGCAATGCCTTTAGTACAGTCATAAAATAATTCTGCAGAAGTATCCTGATAAATATAATTATAGAGCTCTTTTGATATAGGTACTGAACGATTCTTTTTGCCTTTAGTTTTAGTATAAGTAATTCGATATTTCGATATTTGGCTACCACGTAATGATGTTACTTCTCTAATACGAGCGCCAGTTGATAAACAAATTTTTATTATCTTCAGGTAAAGTTCTGGTCTTCGGCATGTTGTTTTAATATGCAGAAATAGAGTTTCGATCTCCTTAGTTGTAAGGAAATACATTTCAGATTCTTGAGCCTTAGCTGATTTTAAGTTTCTAAGCGGGTTAGGGTAGTTCCACTCATTTATACTAATACAGTAGTTTAAGACAGCACTTATAAAGCGTTTATCCATATCGTTTGTCTTTATTGAAAGTTCAGTTTTGCCATTTCCTGATGACTTTCTTATTGAACAAAACGCAATCCAATCTTTAGCTTCAAACTTTCTTGCAATCGGATCATGTAGTAGTTCAGCTAGTACTTTTAATCGATAATACGTTCTCGCGCCACTTGTTAATGTTTTACCATGGTATTGATACCAAAGATCAATAAGTTCACTTAAATGACGATTATCTTCTTTTTCACCTAACCATGGTTTGTCTTTTATTTCTGACATTGTATAGCTTTCAAAAGCAGTCGCTTCACCTTTAGTGGCAAATTTTTTACGAATACGTTTACCATTTCGACCTTGTAGATAACACTCACAAAGCCAAGGTTTTTTACTGTTATCTTTTAAATTACGAATAGTCATTATGAATTAACCGTAGATTTTAGGTTTTGATAATTTAAAACTTCATTTATCCAATTATCAAAATGAAATTTTTTAAATCCTACGGTACTCAACATGGTTTCAATCTGATGAACACGGTAAGTATGGACCACGCCATCTCTATCAATAGCCTCGATATATATATCTTTTATTGTATCTAATATTAATTTTTGCGGATATACAGATACTCTACTTCGAGATTGCGTTGTTCTGTAAGTAAATGTAGTTAATGGACAACTTCCTTGCCAAATAATTGTATCAAAATTGGTTTTTTCTCCATCAGGGATTAAAGTTAGTACATCAACATTTAGCGCTGTTTTACACCATGATGGAAAGTCACAGAAGCTGCCATTAGCTAACTGTATAGATTTTATATTCTTTAAATTAAAAGTTCTTTCTTCATTACGAAGGTGACAGAGTCCTGTGATATAAAAAAAATATTTTGTATTTATATTAACTTCTGACGGCGAAATTTCTCTTTTTAATAACTCACCTTGGTTCGTGATATATTCAATTATTATATTTTCAGTATCTCCTGCCCATACTACCGTTAAATTTTTAATATATTTTTGTGTTATTTTTTTACGAACTTCAGTATTGTCATTATCAATAGAATGTTTTAAATGAAATCGTTGGCAGAGTTCAATTTTTTGTTCTTTAGTCAGATTTTTTTCAATAATAAATTGGTCAAAATTGGCTTTATCACTAAGATGTTGATGCACTTTTTTTACATTTCGTTTGTGCCAGAGTGCGATGCCTAATGCTGCAGTAATTGGAATTAACCATATCAATAAATCCATTATATTATCCTAATTATGACTTTGTTAATTTAGCAACTACTTTACCTTCAATTTGAATATCACTTTCGTTGATTTCAATTTCGCGGCCATATAGGTTAGCCAATAATTTACCTTGTGGCAGACGAGTAAGAGCCGTTAAAGAATAAGCATTTTCTATCTTAATTAGATATGTGCCATGAGTGACTGTATTTAAAGATTTATTAATAACTACAATATTTGAATCAGATGTGATTAATAATGATTCTTGTTCTGTCATTATTAACTGTGTTTTTAAATAATTACTATCTAAGTAAAAACTACCTTCTTGTATTAAATTTCCATTTTGGTCTATATGAAATAGCTCACTTGAGTTTATTATTTCAAATGAGTTACCTTTCTCTAGCATCTCACCTTTCCCAAATAACAACCATTGCAGTGAAACACCTTCAAGAAGGTGCATACGAATAGCTAATTCGAAGGGAGTCTGATCTCTTTGTGTCCAAGTAGCTATAGTGCTTGCCTTTATACCATAGATTTCTGAGATGGTTTTTCTTCGATTATCATTTAAATATTCATTAATCCTATCAAGTACTTGAGTGCCACCTTGATAATCTAGAGGAATGTTTTTAGTCATAATATTCACAAATATTCCATTTATGAGCTTTACATATCCCAAATGGGATCGTAATATCGGGCTTATGATATCTCAAATGAGATTATCTCTAACGATAATATTATTAAATATTATCAAATATAACCCAAAAGGATACCACATCATGCCAAATGCAACATTATCAATTACTACCCCTGTGATGACTGTTGAACTTTTTGCTAGTGTTTCAGGGCTTAATAAATCAATGGTTGAAAAGATGGTTCATGATGGACGATTACCAATTTTACCGAAAACAGGGGGTAAACAAAAAACACTGATTAACATAGCTTTAATCACTGCAAATGCGATGAATGCTAAGTATTAATTACAATGTCTTTTCATTTGAGTATTGATTCTGTGCAAGGAAGTTTCAATGTTTAACCAAATCCAATTTAAACAAAGCCATATTGAATCGTCACATATTTCATTTGCGAAAAATCATGATGTAAGCAAGTTAGCAAGGCATTGCCAAATTAATCCGCAAATGCTGCGCAATAAGCTTAATCCTGATCAACCACATCAACTTTCAGTGTTGGAGTTGGTGAAAGTGACGCAAGCAACAGGGGATAAAGCCATTGTTGATGGTGTGTTGTTTGAATTGGGTTTGAAAGCGGTAGAACTTCCTAAAGTACAAAGCATACCTAAGTGTCCGACTTCTCGAATGATGGAAGTTACTGCAAGCACTGGTGAAATAGTAAGACACACGATGGAAATAACTCGAACTGATCGAGTTAAACGTAATGTCAGAGATGACATAGTGAAAAAAGCAAATGGCGCAATCAGTGAACTTGTTTTACTGATAACTGAAATTGAACATAAGTTTCAAGCGATCCCTGTGCTTGTAGATACGTTTCACTCTATGCCATCGGTTCCCGGCTTCACATAGGAATTGGAATTATGGGACAGACTCAGCGATTAAGTCAAAACAACATACCGACAGTGGAACAATCATTAGCCAATATACATGCCTTGTTCGGTAGCCAGTCACATGCTGGTTTAGTGTATGACAATTTACCTGAAGACTTTAGACGAGCTATCTGCTCAGCTGCTCGTTTAACTAAAGCGCATATAAACATGCCCCTTGCTGATATGGATGAAGTATCGCGGACAAAATTACATCGTGCCATCAATACATTAGCAGACGCATTAAAGCCATTAGCTAATCGTTCATTGAAAGATTTTAGATAATTATTTAGGGGGCTGTATGAATAAGTTATTAGAACAAACGCAACAAATTGCAATAGATGCAAATAAATTAAACCGTTTAATTAAATATGAGCGTAAAGAACTATCTCCTGCCGCAAGTTTAATTACTGAATTATCACAGTTAGTCTTTGAGCATAGAGAAAACCACAAGCTACTCCTCTCATTAAATATTGATGCATATAATATTTCATCACAAAGTGGTGTTATTGATTTTAATATTCATGAATATATAAAAGAAAATAGTGTGAATATTAGAGTTTCATTGCAATCACCCACTTTAGTTGATGAATTACTCTCATATAGAGATCAAGTTCTGGTCAATATTAAGTTGGCACAGCAGCAAGTTTTATTACAAAGCGAGCAATATGCATGAACTATTTAGCGGCGTTTATTAATAAAGACGGTGATTTTGTTCGTGATAATGAAACGGCAGAAGTAATGAATTTATCTTTGGGTGAATTTGAACGTCGTGTTTTAGCTATTGAATCTGCCAAAATATCATTGCAATGCGAATTTGAAATCAATGGTGTACTTGTTAAAGGAAATAACCAAGGTGGATTTTTGGTGTGTGATACACAGGAGTTTGCTCAGTTATGATGAAATTTTCAGAAAATAAATTATCCGGGCTTATGTCCGGATTTTTTTCAACTCAAGAAATTAGATTATGTACCGGCGCATCACCGAACTTAATTAATGAAGCTGAATTCTTTTTACAAGATCACTCAAACGATAAAGTTTTAAAACAAGCGTTACATTATTCTGATCCAAGATTTCCACGAAACTTTGCCCCGCAGGGCAGTCGCGAAGCGGCTGGGGGTAATAGCCTTGTCCAGCGGCGCAAAAGTCCGACAAGGGAGGAATTAGCGCAAAAAGGGGCTAAGGCGACAACAAGAGCTAAGAAGCAACGCCTTACAGAGTGGGGTCATTTGCTTAAAAAAGTGAAAGCACGTCGTGGTGAGAATGTTAAGTATGAATCTGCGCCTAAACCATTATCGTTTGAGCCGATTAACCTTAATTGGCAACACGATCCAATGGGATGCCTCAATGCACATGGATTCGTTCAAAATGCGCCGGTTATGGCTCGGTTACTTCATCGTGATTGGTCAAATGAATGGCGTATTCGATTACAAGCTCAATCTCGGCCATCAACTATGCCACCTGCTCAATCTGGTGATAGGTTTACGGATAAGTTAACAGATGGTGCCGTGCGTAAAGTGTTTGAATCGGGTGCGTATGTTCAAGCATTACGTGGTGGTTACACTACCTTTGGAACGTTAACGTTTACTGAAGAGCAACGAGAGAAAATTCTTACCAGTAAACCCCAATCTAAAAATAGAATTAAACCAGGAGTGCGGGGGACTGTTGTTGTTATGAGCCCTCATTCCCGAGAACCGTATCGCATTAAAGCTTCGGGTTCATTTTCATGGTTAGACGATATGGGAAAAGAGGGAGAGCTGGCCGCCATCAACCAAGAAGCGATTAAGCCAACCGGTGAGGTTGATGATTTTGGTCGTAAGATATTTGATATTGGTGATCCCAGTATTAGAGCAAGTGGACCATGGACAAAAATTCGTGCTTATCATCCTGATTCAAGTATTGGCACTGAAGTGAGCCGCTTTATTGATTTAGCACAGAAGATGTATCAACGCGGTTGGACGCCTGATTATATGCCCGCTCGAGTAAAGCGAGGACAGGAACGAGTAAAACCTGCAGGTACTAAGTGCGGTAAGGTTATTGCTGATGGTCCTTTTACGCCTATTCGCCGTGGTGATCGTAAAGATAAGATAATTCAGCATCCTCGTTGTAAACAAATAAAGAAAGACGTGTATAAAATTGGTGCTGTCCCTCTGGATTATTGTTGGGTAGCTGAAATGCCAGCTAATGAAGATGGGGAGCCAAATCCTCATGTTCATATTTTATTACGTTGGCAGGTACCTAAAACTCACTTTTTTGCATGGGTCGGACGATTAGAACGTATATGGGGTAATGGTTTTGCCAAAATAGAACGTATTAAGCATGCTAAAGCCGGTGCATCATATTTAGTGAAAGCGGTAGGTTATGCAGCTAAGGGAAGTGATGGTAATCAAGGTTTGATTCGGGGGAACCGTTACGGTATTGGTGCCGTTTCAAGAGCAAAAGGTTGGAAAGAAATGGGCAGCTTTATCGCTGATAATATGGCCGCAATTATTGCTGAATGTGAAGAGAAGCTGGCACGTAGTAATGCACATTACAATGCGGTGGTTATGCATTCTCAAATTAAACTTAATAAAGCTAAAAAATATTACCAAATTAATAAGAATAATAAGAAATTAACGGCAGAAATTAAAGCTCAACGAGCTGAAAAACTAACAGCTAGAATGCTTGAATGTGATAAGGCAATTACAGAAGCGAAAGATGCCAAACGTCAGCGTGGTGTTATTGCTGTAGGCCATTATCAAATTACTTTTACGGGCGATAACGCCACACAAAAGTTTGATGATTTTTTAGGATGGGCATTTAACAATCGCCAATGGCAAGCCAATACACGAAATGAAGCCATTAAAGTTGAATTAGAACAGAGCAAAGCTGCGCTAGTTGAAGCGATGAAGGAAGAGCATAAAGCACTGCAAGATAATTTAGATATTACAGATCAACAATTAGAACGTTTAGCTTATCTTGATAACCGTTTGGATAATGTACATAAAGATATTAACTATGCTCGCTTATCAAGATTACGTATGGCAAATACATTAAAACAACAGCGTAGCTATTGGCGCCATTATTCTTCAACGTTATCTGAAAGGCGTTCAAGTTTGGATTATTGGACATCGTATTTAAATAGATATGAATTAGAGATTGATAGTGAGGATAGGGATCAGTTATTAACATTGGTTCATGATGGAGATTTGTCTTGCGTGACAAAGAAAACTAGCACTATAAATATGTAATTGGTTGCATTTGTTTGGAGGTTGTATTTGGCTGTTATTTATAAATATTATATTTTTTAATACTTTATATACAAAAATCTTTTGAGTGCATTGTAAATAATAACCTGATAATATTCACATGTGCTGTATATCTATACAGTAGTGTATAGTGGGCTAGGTTATGGAGTAACATCAATGTCATTACAAATAGATGCATTGGACTTTGTTGTTGGTGCAAATGCAGCGGAGGAATTTGTGGAAGAGCAAGAAGAAGTTGTGGTGTATTTGGTTGGTTTAGTTGTTGGAGATATGAAGGACCGAGGAACCTCGGTCACAGAAGAAGAACTTAAAGTAATGCTAGCTGCGCTTGAATCTGCTTGCGGGTGTCAGGAGCTAGTTTAGCCGCTAATTGATAAATTATATCTGAGGTTTCTTTGCGAGACGGGGTGAGAGTATGTTTATATGCCACACTTATAACCCCACGCCACCCACATAATTCAATATCGCCAGCGCAACTTACATATGATTCGCTATATTCCAAACTCATTCTATTAGTTTTACTTACAATGCATTTTGCACCGCAACAAGGACAAGTTAAACGCATAAATAGATCCTGTGGATAGACACAATGAGTCAATTTTAACGTATGAATAAAGTTTAGTCACTCAGCTGAATGTTTATTTGCTGTTCTTTGTTTCAAATAAACATTTAATGTTTGTTTTTGAGCTTATTTCTGGGTTGTTGTTGATTTCATCTGCGATTATTTCACAAACAGGTATCACCTCGTTTTGTTGATAAACAACATCATATTTTAAAGGGTCACCTAATCCTGCTGTATTGGCTGGAATTATACCTGCAAGACCAGGGGGGAATCGGTGTGCGGCCAACACGTCTTGTGCTGTTATTTCTTTGATCGCTTTAAATTCATCTTTAGTCGCAATATCACCCACGGGAATGAGTTGGATGCCTTTTTCTGTGCCATTAGGAATATTGACAAACATAGAACGAAAATTGCCGACGCCTTTGGAGCTTGCGATGGTTTTTTTCATTTCCTCTTCATCTTCTGCAGATAAGTTGGGATCTGTGGCATAGAAGATAAATCCCATATGCGCTCCGTTAAGAAAATACTTACGGCGAAACATGGTGGCATCATTATTAAGTAACGCTGATTGCACACCGCCTAAATAATCAGGCACTCCGTATTTGTCTTGATAAGGGTCATACTGAGCAATAAAAATGATGTCGTTCGCGGGGTAAAGAATATGTTTACCGTCTTGTTGTAATAGCAACCAATCGCCATTTTTCTTTCGACGCATAAACATTGATGGCAATGGAAACAAGCGTGTAATACGACCGACACGATCACGTATTTTAAGTATGTGGCAGTCACCAAATTGGATATAGTTTTGACAAATAGCTTTCATTTGGCGTTTACGTAATCCGCCACCACTGATAAAGCGACGTGAAATCATGTTGGCACGCGAATGCACGACTGCTGAGTGATAGCCATTGGTTGAAAGTAGTTTAGCAAGGCCAATACGTGAAATTGGTGGAGTGTAAAACTCACTAAATGCATCATAAAAGACCCCCATGTAATCGGCCATGCTGTTGCCTAATGTGTTTTCAACACCACCAAAGCTAAAATGTAGTGGTTTGTTCTTGGTTGTTTCCGTCATTGAGTTAATGTCCATGTCGATTTACGTTGTTTTTGGTTTAGGGGCTCTTTAGCGATGGCATGCGCGATAGCAAAAAATACATCAGCATGTCCTGTAGCGGCATCGCGTGAGGCTTTAAACGTCATGGCATTGCCACTGCCTGTGGCAGTACGCGTGATCGCCATAAATGACATCAAGACATCTTTATGCTCGGCATCAAACGCCAAACGGTTATCTTCAATCACATCAATCATCTTCATGACTAATCTGTTTTTTGCCTCAACACTGTAATGAATCGGCATGGTTTCGCGTGGAAAAGCTTCTTGAAGTAATTCATACACGCCAGCACCAATACCCGTGATATCGACCCCAATATGAGTGACGTTATAACGTTGAAAGAGCTTCTTTATTTCATTTACTTGGTATTTAAAATTCAGTCCACGCCATGAGAACTTCTCTAATAGCCTGAATTTTTCAGGTGCAAGAATAGGGGGAGCGATTGCCACTAAACTGGCATTGTCTCGGGTTCGACTCGGATCATATCCTAGCCATACTTCACGGTTACCGAATGGCCGTGCTGCTGTCGGTTTGAAATCCTTCCAATGACTGGCATCCACCATGGCTTGCTCAAGTTTATTGAAACTAAAAACGCTATGGCTATCATCGACGAATATGCACATAAACAGATTTTGAAAGTCTGATTTGTTGTATTCGTCTCGTAGCTCGTCAATATCAAAAAGAGTACAGCCCCCATTAACAGCATCTTCAATGGTGACAATGTAACGCCATTGCCTATCAGGGCATCGAATTCCTTTTTGCATGGCTTCAAAGCTGGGAAACTCAATGGTTTCTCGTGCTTTTCGACCTTGTCGCCATTCATCACCGGTCCAAAATCCATAAGCGGGGTGGGCTTTTGTTGATGGGGTTGAAAAATACGTTTTGCGCCACTTGGTATGGGTGGCCATTGCAGAAGCTAATTTGTTGAGCTTCTTAAATTGCGGGATCCAAAAGTATTCATCGATGTAAACATGTCCGTGATATGACTGCGCGGTGTTACTGTTTGTCGATAGAAAGTGTAATTCTGCATTTCCATGGGCTGTTTTTAGCACCATAGGGTTACCGCTAAGTTCAATATCGAAAAAGGTTTTTGCCATCGATATGATGTAACGGCGGAATACTTCGGCTTGTGCTTTTGATGCACTTAGAAATATTTGGTTATCACCTGTTAATACCGCATTTTCAAACGCTTCACCTGCAAAATAATAGGTCGCACCAATTTGGCGTGATTTGAGGATATTACGAATACGCTCCCCAAGATTTGCCCGCATCACTTGCTGATAAGCAAATAAAGAGTCATTCCATTCAGTGAAGTCAGCAGCTGTTAATTGGCTAACATCATTTTGAGTAGGCTTTGTTTTTTTCTTCTTCTCTTTATTGGGTCGAGGGGATGAAACGGGAGGATGGTTGTTGTCTTGTTCATTGTCTGAATAAAGGGATTGCCCACGGAGCTTTTTGAGCTTGAGTTGGTGATCCATCAATAGGCTCATTTCTTTGAGCTGCATGTCATTTTTTTCAGGTAAACCGACTAACAAAGCATAACGACGGGCTATCGCTTCGTCGGCTTGCTCTTCCCGTAACATATCGCGCCACCCATGTTTATCAGCCCAGTGATAAATAATGCGTGACGAATTAAGCCGCAATTCTGCAGCAATTTCTTTGGGCGTTAACAACTTCAAATAAAGTCGTTTCGCTGCCTCTTGTATTTCAATTGAATAAGCCATGACGCAATATTACCTGTAACGGTAACGTTTTTGACGGGTTTGTGTTCGGTGTTCTTCTGTTTTGTTGCATATCCGAATGTGCTTGAACGCAATTGAGTGATCTAATGGTTTTGGTTGCGTATATTTGTGTTGCAGGGAAAAGAAACATCATTAATTAAGTAAGGCACAGTATGTAATGGCAGGGAAGATAACAACGGACTGGGTGCGAATTGCTACTGCAGGTGAAACCGTCGATGGCCGCACCATAGAAGCAAGTTGGATCACTGACATGGCTGAAACGTACAACTCCAAAAAATATGCCGCCTTGATTTGGCCTGAGCATACTCGATGGGGGGGTAATTATGGTGAAGTACTGGAGGTTAAAGCAGAAGAGGTTGAAGGCGAAACTACGTTATTTGCACGTTTATCACCGAATAGTCGATTAGTTTTCGCCAATGAACAAGGGCAGATGCTTTATACCAGTATTGAGGTGCATCCTGATTTTCAAAAAACAGGAAAAGCCTATTTGATTGGTTTAGCGGTAACCGATAGCCCAGCGTCAACCGGCACGGATAAGCTGAGTTTTAACCAACAGCAACAGGGTGTGATTTTTTCTACACCGTTACGGCTTGAGATTGACAAGATAACAGAAGAAAAAGCGGGTTTATTTCATCGTTTGTTTTCTTCTGATAAACCAGAAAGCAAGGAAGCAGACATGACCCCAGAAGAGCGGGCAACATTTGCGGCAGAAACAGCCACAGCATTAGCTGAACAATTACAACCGATGTTCAGTGCATTAGCTCCATTAGCACCACAAGATAAGCAGGGTGAAGAAGCACCTGAAATGGTGACATTGGCACAATACAACCAATTAGATGAAACGTTGCAAGGTCTGAAAACAGAGTTTGAAGCATTTAAACGCCAAGAACCTCAAGGTCAAGAGCCCCACGGCGATCATGGTACAGAACAAGTGGAGCTTAATTAAATGGGTTTGAATGTATTAGCGACAAAATATGTTGAAGAATTTGCCACAGAACTGGCAAAGCAATATGGCATCAGTGATCCCTCTAAACAGTTTGCGATAACCGGCCCTAAAGAAACCCAGCTACGTAAAGCGTTATTGGAATCAGTGGATTTTCTTAAAGCCATTACGACACAAGATGTTGATCAGATTAAAGGTCAAGTGGTTGATGTGGGTATCAACACATTGCGTACCGGTCGTAAATCGTCAGGACGTTTTAAAAGTACCGTTGGTGTTGATGGTAATGAGTACGAGCTGATTAAAACAGATTCGTGTGCAGCGTTACCATGGTCATTGTTATGTGTGTGGGCGAATGCGGGCAGTGCGGGTGAGTTCATGCGTTTGATTAATGAAACTTCTAATCAATCTTTTGCGCTTGATATGATCCGTATTGGCTTTAATGGTGTCAGTGTGTCTGAAGATACAGACCCTAAAGCCCATCCTCTGGGTGAAGATGTCAATAAAGGCTGGCAACAGCTTGTGAAAGAGAAACACCCTAAGCAAGTCATTGAAGTCGATGTGTATTTAGACCCCACCAATGGCACGTATAAATCACTCGATGCGATGGCGTCTGACTTGATTCACTCGTGTATTGATCCGAGTTTCCAAAATGACCCGCGTTTAGTGGTGTATGTCGGTTCTGATTTAGTGGCCGCAGAGCAACAGCGTCTATTGAACGCAGCAACCACTCCAACAGAGAAAAATGCCGCGCAACAATTGGCAAATACGATTGCCGGTCGACGTGCATTAACACCGCCATTTTTTCCTAGTAAACGAATGACGGTCACTATTCCTAAAAATTTGATTATCAATACTCAAAAAGGAACCCGTAAACGTAAAGCTCAAGATGTTGAAGATCGTGAAGCGTTTGAAAGTACGTATTGGCGCATGGAAGGATATGCCGTTGCTGAGCCTAAAGCGTATGCCTCGTTTGATGAAGCGCATGTAACGATTGGTCCTAAACCAGCAGAAGGTTAACAGATGGGGTTATCACCGATTCAGCAATATCACCAACAGATTGATGCTCAGCATATAACGGTTGATAACGGACATTATTCTTTCGCTGACAAGCAGCAATTACATGACATTGCCCTTGAGCAAGATTTAGCGCAGCTAAAAATGCTTGGTCGTATTAGTGACAAAATTGAGTTTAAAAAAACGGTGTTACTGCCTAAATATAGGCCGATGGCAGAGCAACACCTTACCTCAAAGCAAGTAAACCAAGATGTGATTTTTCAATATGTAGTGGTGTGGCTATTTGATACTGAGCAATTTGATACCGCCATTGAATGGGCATTAATAGCGATTACGCAGGGGCAAGGGTTGCCCATCGCCAAACGGACTTGGCCTGCCTTTATTGCTGATGAAGTATTGATATGGTCTGAACGAGAAGCGGAAAAAGGCAGCAGTGTTGAACCGTATTTTTCGGTCGTGTTTGAAAAAGTCATGAATGTATGGCGCTTAAATGAAGCGTTAACCGCAAAGTATTACAAATTCGCAGGATTACAGTTATTGCGGGATGAAAGCGGCAAAGCGGTTGCCACCGGTACTGGTGATATTGAGCAATTACACCAGGCAAAAACATTATTAGAAACAGCCATGGACATTCACCCTAAATGCGGGGCGAAAACCCAAATAGATAAGATAGCGATGCGCCTACGGGCATTAGAGAAAATGTAACAACTCCCAACCATTGCGCCCGCTTGTTTTTCATTAATAGCAGACATTGCTAAATGCGTGACAAAGCAAGGCAGGGCGCAACTAAAGAGGTAATGCAGCCATGTTTTCTGGAAAAGGTATTGATTACCAAGAGACGGAAATTCATCAAGAATGGTGGCCAACGATTCATGTTGGTGATTTTGAAGCCCGTCGCGGTGTGCCTGCTGATATGGCACCAGAGAAAATTGCTGCCTTACTTTTTGCCGCTGTTGAACAGGTAAATATTGAATTAGCACCGTATCAACAACGACAAATTGAACAAGGCTATAACAGCGCAGAGGCGGTGCAAGGAGGCGCCACAATGCAAGGAATTAACCGCCTTTGCCACTTATACCAAACGGCTGTTTTTGCGAGAGCGAAAGCTGATTTACTCCCTGAATACGCAACGGGACAGATGCGTAAAGTAGGTGACACCGTTGCTGAACGAGAGTCTGAAACACGAGAGAGTTTATTGGCTGAAAGCCAAGTGCATATACGGACTATTTTGGGTAAGCGTCGCGCTTCGGCGATATTGCTATGAGTATCGAGCCTCAATCTAAGAAAGGTTATTACCTACAAGGTGTGACTCAACGGTTATATCAGGTGCTGCCTAAAAAATTGCATGACCACATGGATGCGTGGATGACAGAAATCACCCCAGTAACAGGGGCGAAAAGTTATGGCTCAGGGGGAATGACACTCTATTGGATGAAATACACGGCGGTGTTTGATTTTGAGCGGTTTCCGTTTACAGAGTTTGACCCTCAAGTGTTGTTTGCCAATGTGATGGCATGGCTTTATGACCATGACCTTTATCGTGATGATCATGGTCTTGACTCGCCGACGTTTGATAACGAAGCAGAAACGGATCGTACGAGTACTGTCTCTATTGAAATTGAGTTTATTGAGCCGGTTGATATTGTCCTCGACCCACAGGGAGTGATTGATTATATGGGGCAAAAATGGACGTTAGCCCCCCATAAGGAATGGGCAGCTGAGCATGGTGATATTGCAATAGGAAGCCATTAAATGCTGAGTGTGACAATACCGAGTAAAAGCTTACTCAATGTGTTGGAGCAATTGCAGTTATTGAACCTTCAGCCAGCGACTCGACGAAAAATATTACGCCGTATTGGCCGTGAAGTGGTGAAAACCAATAAAGCATCGATGCGAGCGCAGCGTGATCCCCAAGGACGAAAATGGGTCGGGCGTAAAAGCGGTAAGAAAAAACGGATGATGCGTAAATTAGCCTCTAAGTTCACTGCGATACCTGATACCGACAAGGTGATCATGACATGGAAAAACAATTTAGCGTCGAATGCGGCTTTTCAGCATCAACATGGTATTGAACAACATTTTACGGCAAAGCTAGCAGTAAAAATCCATGGTAAACCTGATTACAAAGCGCCAGCTACACGTGCACAGGCTAAAAAATTAATCGCGTTGGGTTATCGCATTAAAGGGAAAAGTAAGAAAGGTCGCCGTCCCAGTATCAAGTGGATTATTAGTCATCTTAATCAAGGTAAAGCCGGGTTGATTATGCGTTTATTGGCCGATAAACCGACCAAACAGGAATGGGATATTCGTTTACCTGTACGGCAATTGGTTGCGATTGATGACCGGCAAGTGAACCTAATAATTAAACAAGAGTTGAAAAGGAATCGTCAACGATGACATGGCCGACAGTACAAGTTAACCAGCTCAATATGATGGGTGGTGAGCTCAAGGAAGTAGAACGCCACTTTTTATTTATTGGCACTGGTACACAACAACCTAACGTGTTGCAACAAATAACGAGTCAAACGGATCTTGATGCCGTTTTGGGGAAAGCAGACACCCCATTAAAACAAGAGGTGAAGGCGGCATTATTAAATGCAGGTCAAAACTGGACTGCAGCCGTGATGGAAATACAGGCCGATGATGATTGGACTGTTGCTGCACAACAAGCGCAGCTGACCGATTCATTTGAAATGATTGTGTTGTGTGATCCGATTGGCGTTGATGCAAAGGCGACTATCACAAAAGCACAAGCATTACGCTCAACCTTGATTTCAAAGTGGGGACGTTTTATTCGAGTGATGTTGTCAGTCAAAGGTATCGATAAGAAAACACAAACGTGGGCGCAATATGAAGCCGCGGTAGTGTCATTACAATCCACCTTAGCGGCCGATGGCGTGATGCTTGTCCCTCAAATTTTCACAGATGGCACGGTAGGGAAATTAGCTGGACGATTGTGTAACCGCGCAGTGACAATTGCCGATACCCCTTGCCGAGTAAAAACTGGGGCGTTACTGGGTGATATGACGTTACCCGTAGACAGTGCTGCAGAAGTGTTACCTATCGCCAGTTTACAAAACCTTGAAAAAAACCGGATTAGTGTCCCAATGTGGTGGCCTGATTTTGATGGGGTTTACTGGGCTGATGGGCGCATGCTCGATGTGGAAGGTGGCGATTATCAAGTGGTGGAATACTGTCGCATTATGGATAAAGTCGCACGTAAATTACGTGTGCGTGCCATTGCTCGTATTGGTGATCGTTCGTTGAATTCTACCCCTGCCAGTATTGCCAGCACTAAGCGGTATTTTTTACGTGACATGCGTGTAATGGCGAAATCGACCACGATAGCCGGTGTGTTATTTGTCGGAGAAATTGCACCACCGGTCAACGATGATATGAATATTCAATGGGTGACAAAAACGAAAGTCCGTATTTATGGGGTTGTTACTCCCATTGATTGCCCTAAACAAATTGAAATCAACTTAATGTTGGATTTGCAGTTAGCAGAGGATGCATAAATGGGCGGAAAACGCATAACAGGGAGCAGTTTTGATACTGAGATTTTAGGTGAATTTATTCACGTAGAAAAAGGCACGGTCAGTATTTCCGATAATAGCCAAGCGGTGAGTACACGCGGTATTCCTGATGGCTGGGTGGCAGGTGATGTCTCAGCCACAGTAGAGTTAGAGATTTCAACCAAATACATTAAGCAAGTGATTGATGCCGCGCGTAAAGCGGGCAGTTTTCGTGAACTACCTGTCGATGATGTCAGTTTCTATGCTAACACCGGCGCAGAAGAATTGAATATTGAAGCCTTTGGGGTGAAGTTCAATGTTGAAGACTTATTGGATTTTGAATCAAAAGGCAGTGACGTATTAACCCACAAATTAAAAGGGGCAGTAACCAGTTCTGACTTTATTCATATTGATGGGGTGCCTTATCTGAGTAAAGACGATACCCGTAATATGGTGGCCTAATCATGGATTTTGCCGATTATGGCGCTGTGGTTGAGCAGCAAGAAAGGGAACAGTTGTTAGCCCATTTGCAGGTTAAAAATAGCAGCAATAAAACCAGTGCAATGGAATGCCAAGAATGTGGCGACCCTATACCCCAAGCGCGGCAGGATGCTGTGCAGGGTTGCCAATATTGTGCGCCGTGCCAAAGCGAAAAGGAATAAACGCAATGCACGAACTTTTTGACCGCGTCACCAATGTCGTTGTTTATGTGATGTCGGTATTAGGGATCATGTCCAGTTCAATGAAATTAGAAGATTGGTATTTTTTTACTTCTATCTTAGTGGCTGTCGTGGCATTGATTGCCAATATTTGGCACAAGCGCGTGATGCAGCGGATTGCAAAAGAGAAAGGGATTTTTTTTAAGAAATGAAACATATCAAAAAGGTCGTTTGTGCTGTTTCAGTCATCGTGGCGTTAATCACGGGCGGGGTTGTACATCAAGGCGATAAGGCGGTGGGCAATGTCGTGATTGATGGTCAATCATTAGGGTCATTATCCGTGAGTCAAGATGGACTATTACTGATAGCCAATGCTGAAGGGTGTCGTCAAGATCCTTACCGTTGTCCTGCGGATTTACTAACCAATGGTATTGGAAATACGGTAAAAGTCACAGGGAAAACAATCACACAACAACAGGTTGCGAAAGACTTTGTACGGAATGTTCAAGCGGCTGAACAGTGCATCAATCAACTTGCACCAACGACACCAAACCAAGGGCAATATGATGCTTTTGTGAGTTTTGTTTTTAATACCGGTTGTACGCGGTTCCAACGTAATCGTGATGGTACCAGTACAACTATCGGTAAATTAGTGAAGCAAGGGAATTATGCTGCAGCATGCCGTGAATTACCTCGGTGGGTGTATGGCGGCGGCAAGAAATTACGGGGGCTGGTCACCCGTCGAGGGCATGAATATGATCGTTGTATGGCAGTGGATTAAAACGTTAATCGGACTGGGATTAGTTGCTTTAGTGGTGGTATTTGGCGTGGTTTTGTCCGAGACAAAAACAGAATTAGTGACTGCAAAATCTGCCGCCAGTCATGCACATATCGCCAATCAAGTGAATCAGGCGCAGATACAGGCGTTAACTCAACGCAATACCCAACTCGATACAATGTTAACTCAGCGTCGAGAAAAGCAATTACACCAAGAGGCCACACTCCGTGAAACGACCACAGCACTGCGTCATGCACTGGAAAAAGAGGCGTGTTATCAACGTCCTTGGCCTGATGATGTTATTAAGCGGCTGCAGCAGTCCTATTGAAAATACACAAGTAAGCGTGATCACTCTCTTACCGCCTTTAGGCTTGATTTCCCGTTGCCATAAACCGCAAGTGATCGGGAAGACGGCAGCAGAAACGGCGGCGGATGATGTACCTAGATTAAAAGTGGCGTTAGCCGATTGTGCACGCCAAGTGGATGATTATTTAACATGGCGCGCTGACCAAGCGATGACCTTAACACCTTAATGGATAATTTTATGACACACGTAACATTGGATGTTCAAAACACGTCAATTACCTTTGCTCCAACGTTAAAGGCATACAACGACTATATCAATAAATTGGGAATGAACGATAAGGTTGCTCCCACGGTTAATTACCTTAAACGTATTGTGGTACCGGAATCAAAAGCCGATTTAGACACGCTGATTTTATTACCTGGTGCGGCATTATCATTAGTGGCTGCTATCAATGATGAATTTGCTCCTGACCTAGAGATCACTGTAAAAAAATAATGGCGTCTGCCACAGCATTAGAAACCAACCCCATTGGGCAAATGTTGGCGATTAAAGACATGATGTTACCGCATAGCCCCGATGATACAGAGACTATTGGCAAGGCATTATGGCTCTATCATCATCAACTTGAAGGACAAAGTATTGCCATTGCTAATGGTATCGGTAAAGCATTCATGGGGGCAGACGAATGAGTAGTGGTTTAGACAAATTAATGCTGCAAATTGGCTTGATAGATAAGGTCACTAAACCGTTAAAAGGCATTAAAGGCTCTGTGGAAAAACTGGGCGAATCGACAAAATCTGGGTTTCAAAACATGGCAGGCGGGGCGTTAAGTATTGTCGGTGCCGGTCTTGCTGTTCAATCTGCGTTAATGCCTGCGATTGAAATGGATCGTCGTATGGGAGAATTATCCAGTCTAGGAACGACGGAAACGGCCATGGCAAAGCTCAAGAAAACCGCATTAGGTTTTGCGGTGGAATATGGCAAATCAGCGACCGAATTTGTTGAAGCCTCTTATGACATTCAATCTGCTATTGGTGGGTTGAAAGGTGATGAACTGGCTAACTTTACCAAAGCCTCGGCTGTTCTTGCTGCAGCGACGAAATCGGATACCAAAACCATCACCAGTTATATGGGCACGATGTACGGCATTTTTCAACGCCAAGCCAATGATATAGGAAAAAGTACGTGGGTTAACCGTGTTGCAGGCATGACGGCACAAGCGGTGAAGATGTTTAAAATGGACGGTGACAAAATGTCACAAGCTTTTGAACGTTTAGGCTCCAGTGCCACGGCTATGGGGGCATCAATACAAGAGCAAATGGGGGTGTTAGGTATGTTGGGTGCTTCGATGGGAGGTAGCGAAGCTGCGACGAAATACCAAAACTTCATTTCAGGTGCAACGAAAGCCCAAAAAGCCTTGGGTCTGTCTTTTTCTGATAGTCGCGGCAAGTTATTACCGACAGTGAAAATTCTTGATCTCCTTAAACGTAAGTTTGGGGATTTAAGCCATATGGGTACTAAAGACTTTGCCACACTTCAAAAGGCATTCGGTAATAAACAGGCGGTGGAATTTATTCAAGCCTTAGCCGATAAAACCCAAGAACTTAGCGACAACATTAGTATCTTGGGCCAAGTTAAAGGGATGGATATTGCGACGAAAATGGCAAAGAAGCAAACCGACCAATGGGAGCGACTTGAGAATGCATGGTTTGCTATTCGTGCCGCTGCCGGTGGATTGATTATGCCGGCTTTTGCGCGTATCGCGGGAATGATGGCTAATGGTGCCAATGTGTTGATGGCCTATATGGATAAATACCCAGAGTTGACGGCTTTATTAGGGTATGCCGCGATGGCGGTAGTGGGATTTGGTGTCGCGTGTGGTGTCGCTGCGTTTATGACCGGAGCATTAGGGGTTGCGATAGCTGTACTGACGAGTCCAATTACCCTAACTGTTGCAGCGATTGCGGCGTTAGTCGCGGTTGTTATTTGGGGCTGGGATTATATCAAAGCCTTTTTTGACGGTTTTTATCAGGGGTTTATGAAAACGTCTGGAATGGCACCCGTTATTACCCGTCTTGAGAATATGTTCATTGCTATTGGTGAAGCCATTAATTTTGCTGTGAAAATGTTGATAAAGTGGTTTCCAGCTCTTAATCGTGCCAAAGGAGATATGACTAGCATCATTCAACTGGGAGCTAATGTTGGGGAAACCATAGGCAAAATATTTGATGTTATTACTAAACCTGCGGCCTTTGCTCTGGGAATGGTAGATAAGTTATTGAGTAAGATAAATGCCTTAATATCTATCAATATGCCGTCATTCTCATGGCCTTTTTCAAGTGATGATAACGAGACTAAGCGTACTGCAAGCCAATACCTGAAACAAAAAACGTCAGTGACTGCAGTGCCAAGCGGCGGACTTTCTCAAGCGATGGTTTCTCAAGGTAATCAGGGTGGGAACGTCACCCATACCGGTGATATTACGGTTATTCAGCAGAAACCCCATATGACTATTGCTGAGATCACCGAACAAGCAGAGTTGCAGCATGGATAAACAACAGATTGATATCTTAGTGATGGCAGGGGGATGGGTGATTGATGCGGGACATCAACCCCAATTGACCAATAATCGTTGGTCAATTGGTCAAGATATCAAACATGCCATTATGGAAAGTGGTTTAGCACGAGAACTGCAGGGTGAACGATCAGTGGCTTATCGGTGTGATGTGATGACGCGTATCGAATTGCTGACTGAACAAGATAATCGAATTAAAGCAGGCACCGCACGGTGTATAGAAGAAAGTCAGCGTCGTTACCTATTGACGGCAGAGACGAAAGACTTTGGTGTGATTAACGCAAGGATGCAGTTTTGAATATACGACCGGATGTTAATTTTGATCCATTATTGGAAGAAGCCGGTATTCCTACGGATGAAACTGCTTTAGCGGCCATGCTTGCTAAAGCAGTCAAAGATGCAGGCAGTACGTTATCTAATGATTCACGTATGTCGCCGTTTTGGCGATGGGTACGTGCTGTGGTAGTGACACCAGTATTGTGGTTAGTGAATGAATTACTGGCTAAGAATGTTTTACCTGCGATGTTTACTGCGACGGCCACAGGTGCTTTTGCTGATTTAAAAGCATGGGAAACGAATACCACCCGTAAACCTGCTCAATTTACCGTGGGGAATATTGCATTTACTAAAAAAGATGCGCAACAAGCGGTCGTGATTAAAGCGGGTACCGAAGTGACGACAGAGCGTATTGATGATCATGTTTATCGGTTACATGTTCAACATGATGTACTGATCCCCATTGGTAAACTGACGGGCTTGATACCCTGTAAAGCGTCAGTAGCAGGCAAAGATTATAATTTAGCAGCGGGATATTTTAATATTTTACCTGTCGCTGTCGCCGGTATTGAGAGTGTGACAAATCCTACCGATTGGATCGTACAGTTAGGGGCTGACATTGAAACTGATGATGAACTGTGTTTGCGCAGTCGTAATGCCTTTTCAACCGTTGGCCGTTATCACATTGATGCGGCTTACCGTGCCATTATTTCTCGCGTGGCGGGTATTCGTCCTGATTTGATTTGGTTTAAAAACACTGGGGATACAGTACCTGGTTCAGCAGATGCTTTGATTCTTATGGAAGTGGGGGAAACGCCTCAACATGTATTGGATCAGCTTAATGATTATATCAATCACCAAGGCTATCACGGCCATGGTGATTTACTGACTTGCAAGGCATTACCTCGTGTTCCGCAAGTATTAACCGTTGTGGTGTATGTGAGTAACACGCTTGAGATAGAGGCGCGTACTGCAATACAGACCGAAGTTGAATTTCGTATTCGCGCCGCTTTTCGTGAAAATGATGCTTTTCCAGATATGACACGCACTTACGCACAATCGTTGTTTTCGTTTTCTGAAATGGTACGCGAAATTCATAACGCGATGCCTACGGTTAAACAAATCACCATTAATAAAACAATGATCCAAAGTGGGTTATCAATACCGGTTATAACAACCTTGTCTATTGAGGTGAAAAATGAAATCGGTGCATGACGCGATGAAGGTTATACCTGATTTACCGGCAGCGAAGGTGCCTTTTTGGGAAGATGGCAAAACGCTAGTGACGACAGTGATTGAACCTTATTTTATCACTCGCGGTATCACGGATTTTTTTCAATATATTAAAAACGGGTTACAACTGCCTTTACAGCAACTGGACCCATTAACCTGCAGTGAACGTGTGTTGGGGCTCATTGCATGGCAACGGGACATTGTTCGGTTTGAACATGAGCCATTGGCCTTGTACCGCAAGCGGGTAGCGTTTGCCTTTATCAATGCAAAAGATGCCGGCGAGGTAGCAGGATTTAAAGGTATTTTTACTCGGTTAGGCATTGGTTGGGTTCAAATTCATGAGCGTCAAGATGCGGTCGCATGGGATGTGATTGATATTGAGCTAAGTGATAACGACTTAGCGAACAATGCAGATTTGATGATGGCGATTATTCATCATTATGGCAGAACCTGCCGCCGTTACCGGTTTCAAGTGACCTATCCGGTTGTTGGTAATTGGCGAGGTGGGGAATGGGGATGTTCAACCCAAACCTACATTGCTACTGATGTTATCTGCACCGTTATTATTCCAACAAGAACAGCGATTGAGTGTGAACAATCGATATTTAGTGCACGTTTAAGGAACTAACATGGCACAAACAGTGATCCCCTTTTCTTTTGAAACTTACTTACAGAAAAAACTTGCCAGTGGTGACCCTGTCACGCTTAATAAAATTGTTTTAGCGAATATTCCTGATTTGGACTTAACGCAACCTATTCCACGAGATACCGGCTTACCCACTCATGATCAGATTGTTCATGAACAGATCATTGACCAAGTAGGTAAGATTAATACCAATGCGTTGGCGTATTCCATTGTCATGGATACGACGATGGGCGATTTCACCTTTAATGCAATGTACTTAATTGATAAAGATGATCGTAACAGTATTGGCATGATTGTGTGGAAATTACCTGAAACTAAAACGGCCACCAATGAGCAAAGCGGTACCACGGGTAATTCTTTAGTGAAATCCATGCTAATGGAATACGACGGTGCTGCAACTGCTGCAGCAATAACGGTCACCGCCGCGACATGGCAAATTGATTATTCAGCTCGTTTAATCGGTATTGATGACGATGTACGCTTACAAGCACTCGATGTCTATGGTCATGATGCTTTTATTGATGATGGTTTTGTTGTTACTAAAGCAACCAATACCGATCAGTATTTTGTTAATGCAGGGATTGGGTATATCGGTGGATTACGTGCTGTATTAGCACAAAATCAAACACTGACTATTAGTACAAAACCAACGTCAATTTGGGTGTCGGTTTCACGTCAAGGCACGGTGCTTGGTGCCTGGTCTAATGCCATTGAATTAAAGGTCAGCGCGACAGTATTAACGGATAATGTGGTGGATGGTGTTGATTATTATGTGGCAAAAATAGTGGATATCACGGCTGATGGTTCGGTAATTGATCTGCGCAATAAAACACAATTAGATACATTACTTATTGATTTTAAAAAAGGTCAGTTTCAATTATGGGATCCATTAAGGGCATATGAAATTGGTGAAAAAACATCAGTAAAACAAGGGGAAGTGTATGTGGATTTCTGGTGTAACAAATCAAATGTTAATCATAAGCCAATAAATCAGGACCCTACCGATACGTGGCGTTTATATCCTTTTGAAAAAGGCACAAATCAAGGGGCGACATATAAAATATGGTTTAATAATGATGTTGAAATAGAAGGTACGTATTCATTAACGTCATATAAAGCGGTGTTGGGTGGAAATATAGCAGCCTTATATGATGGTAGTACATCGATTTTACTGCCAATTCCACTAACGACAGTGACGACTTGTCATGTGTCACAAAGTGATAGTGGTAATGTTGGCGTAGAAACGACGACCTGTGTTGCTAGTAATAACTATCTATCCATTAGAGCTGGCGGTATCGCCAACAAATCTACAGGTAGTGACTCTTATATAGCGAAAGGTACATGGTTGATTAAGGGGCATAAATGAAATATTTAAACCGTGATTTTCAAATTATAAACCCAGCACGAGATCACGTCTCTTTGATTGATTTGGTTTTAGTGCCGGATGACTTTTATACAATAGAAAATGCCCCACAACCGGGTTTTATGTTTACTTGGTGTGATTTTGAGAAAGGGATTTTTAAAGAAGTCATCAATCCTGAGCAGATTAAACCAAAGAGAACCTATACAGAGAGATATGATGAGATAGATACGCTTCGTCGGTCATTATATCTTCAACAAGTTGATCCATTGATTGCTGAAGGTACGATAAAAGCCGCGCAAGGACAGCATGAAGTATCAACGCAATTTATTCAGCAAGCATTAGCATTACGTAAAAAAATTCAAGATGAAAATCCATGGCCATCATTACCACAAGAGTCAGCGTATGGCATGGAATGAAAAACAATTACAGTGGTCGCCAAGTGCGGCCACTATTCAAACTGATACTGAAAGCGTTCTTACTCAAATTAATGCGCAATCACAGCAAGGACTCAATCAGTTATCGGCAATAACGATCAATACGGACTATCAACGCAATGCGTTATCGGCTAAAGCTGAAGGGATATTGTCACTCAGGCAAAAATTGGATGCGTTATTAGAATCAGGACAAGTATTAACCGTGACGCCTTATCAATACGGGGTGGGATTAGTTGAATCAAATGGGCATTTTTTATCTGCCTCCAATGCGATTAATACGTTATCGATTAAGCTGAAAGATAAAGCGGATGATAATCGACCATTAACCCCACAATATGCCTTGATGGTGTTAATCACTGCAGAAACGCTGGCAGATTATCACGCTAAAATAGTGGCTTTCAGTAAGGTATTACCGTTACCTGATGTCTTGGCATTACAACGTCGATTAGCTGCAGAGCTCACTATCAAGCAAGAACGGATGTTAACGCCTGCCGTTGATGCCGTTCCTCGATTTAAACCTATCAGTGCATTAAATAATTCCACTTTACGGCAAGTGTTGCAATGGCAAGGTGCCCAAATAGCACAATTAGAATCTTTGGCCGCTGACAGAGAAACACCTATCACTAAACTCAAGCAATTAGCAGCCAAACGACAAAAGGTGTTACAACAATTAACGGATGATATTAATCACCTCAAAAAGAATGCGGCTAAAACATGGGTGTTTGCGACACAAGGCAGTGTTGAAACCATAGCGGCAGAGCTTGAAGCACAAACGGTACCCAATACAACGGATAAGTTCAGTGTTGCGGTAATGTTCTTAGCCCCTACAAAAATGGATTTTTTAAGGGAGATACTGCATGTTTGATTTTGATTTTACAGATACCGCTACTGATTTTCTTGATAGTGTTTTAGATACCGTGCCGGCTATTCCATGGAGTCGTGCCAATGTGCCGACGTTCACCCTTGGCGGGAAATCCATTGTCTTAAAAGCTATCCGTATTTCACCGAGCTTTGAACTTAAAGATAAAGACTTATCAGCGCAATCTTCCTCGTCCAGCTACGCAGAGCAAGGGGACAAAAGTAAGGTATTAGCCGTGACAGGATTGATCCCCTTTAATGAACGGGACCAACTTGAAACATTGTTTACATTGGCGACGGCCAAACAAACAAAAACAGACACCGTTACTGTGAAAAAAGGCGGTGGAATAACCGAAAAATATGTAGGCGCTTACGGGCATTGGTCAACAAATAAAAGTGGCGAAAAGGTGTGGGTAGAAAGTACCCGTCACACAGTAAAAGAAGCTGCACCCACCGTCATCAAAAAGGAAATACACACTCGTATTATTCGCCAAACATACACGATTGGATGTGATATTGCGCGAGTGCTGAATATTCGAAAAGTCCGATTTTCTGGCCGTATTGTTGCCACAGAGCAAGAAAATATACGGGCTTGGAAAATCTCATTTACGTTAGTTGAGGTTGATTCACCCAGTGAGGCCACAGAGCGGCAATTACTTGCATCGATGATGGATCAAGCGAAAGAGGGTGTTATAAATCAACTACCTGATGGGCTAATCAACAGTGTTAATACGGCACAACAGCAAATTACTGACAACATACTAGCATTGCCACAGGGACTCATTGAATCAGTGACCGGGAAAAGCCAAGGTGATTTGGCCGCCTTATTGCAAAATCAAATTTGGGAAAGACTGAAATGAAGTTTATCCATTCCGTTTTCATTGACGGTCAATTGCGGGAAGCGAGCGATCACACGTTGGTATTAGAAGCGAATGCCGGAGGCCGTGGCGCATTAACAGTGAAGGGATATGTTGAAAAAGGTCAACGTGTGCGCATTGATTTGGGTATTGCTGGTTCTAATGTCGCACAGTGGTTTACAGGATTCGTGACACAAGTGACGCCGAATGAAACGGGATATTACCGTATTATTATTCGTGAGTTATGCTTTTTATTGGATAGCCCTCAATCGGTGAGTTTTCAACATACCACGATCCCTGAAATACTCGCAGCCATCACTGATAACACTGGCTTACAATTTGTGTTACCACAAAACAGCGAGAGTCATTATCAAGATGAAATCATTGCGAACTTTTCCCACCAGGGGAGCGGCTACCAATTATTGAATAATATTGGTCGAGCTTTTGAAATACCTGATTTTACGTGGTATCAGCAACCTGATGGTTTTATCTGGTTAGGCAGTTATCGTGATACTAAATGGGCTCACAATCCGGTTGCTATTCCTCCTGAATTAACCACGGCCAGTGCTGGCGGTAATGTCATGCAATGTATGTTATTTCCGCCGATCCGACCGCACGCTTGGGTAAATGGTAAAGCCATCAATAAAGTGGTTGTAGTCGGGGATGAAATGACACTGACATGGCGAACGCCTGCAGAGCAAACGACTCCAGAGCAGCGTCAAATTCGTCAGGCTTTTCCTGAGTTAGCCGCAGGTTACCATTTACCTAAATTTGGGGTGGTTGTGGCGGTGGCGGATAAAGCGATAGCAGGGCAAGTTAACGATCCCTTTCGTCCTCGTTATGCGGCTGATGTACAAGTCCTTGATGAAAACGGTCAGTCAGATGAAACGGTACCTGTGTATAAAGCCTTACCGTTACCTGTTGGTGCAGGAGGTAATGAGCAAGGCAATATGGCAACCCCAACAGAAGGAACTATTGTTGAATTAGCTTTTGCTTATGGCCGTGCGGATAAAGCCTTTATCCGTACCATATTGGGTTATGGCTGGTCATTGCCAGATATTGCGCCAGATGAGCAGTTGTTACAACAGCGAGCTGAAGTATTCCAAAGAACAACCCCTAACGGCCATCAACACCGTATGACTGATGGTTATCAAACGGATGAAGCGATGATTAAACAAGATGTCGCAGATCGCTATACGGGAATGTTTGGACAACAAACATTACACGTTGATGGACTTAGCTATGAGCAGGTTGGTCGCAAAGTGATTGAATCGTTGGGTAACGTTGAAATCATGGCAGGGGATAATATTGAGTTAGGGACGTTAGGTAATTTACATACTGCTACTGCAGGAGAATTGGTTGATATTATAGGGGGATTACGTCGTAGTGTCGCTGGTGAAACACAACATTACCAAGCACCACAAACTTGGTTAGGTAATAGTGAGACAAACATATTACAACTACTGCAGCGTTTAATGGCTGTGACGGAAGCAATAGCAAAAACGAGTGCTAGTCATACGCATAATGGCAGTTCAGTGCCAGATCAAGCAAGCCAATTCACATCACAATCAAGTCAGGTAAAAACCATTACAAAGACGTTTACACCGATGATTAAAATGTTGTAA